TGCGCCCTCCTCTGATACCCTCCTCGACATACTTCCAATAGTCGTTGAGTGTCATGGTGACCTCAAAGGCCTGGTCTCCTGCCACCACCTGGGTCTTGACAGACTCGATGAGTTTCTGCTTCTGCCCCGGAGGCGTGTCGCGGGTGTACCTGCCGGAGAACTGCAGGTGTTCCTTGTAGTTGTCCTCTATGTCCTTGGCGAGGTCGGTCAAGACCTGCTGCAGTTCAGTGAATGCGATCAGTTCGTTCATGTCAGTGTGTCCTTTTCCATCTTTCAATCTCCTCCCGCTCCTTGGCGATCTTGTCGTTCCGATAGGACAGAATGTTGAGGAACTCCATGGCGGTGAACCTCAACACCTCGTCCCAGGAGCAACGGCAGGTCTCGGAGACGGCATCTACATTTGCGATCCAGCCCCACTTGTCTGCAAAAGCATTTCCTGCTCCCGTATCTTCGTCAGGATCGTCTCCCTCTGCGCCTTGTCCTTGATCCTCATCGCCTCCCGCCTGGAGTAGTTCAGAGTAGCGAGTATTGATTTGCGACACCAGGTCAAAAAAAAACCTGCAAGCGAGATTCCATCGGTGACCGACATCTCGTCCCTGATGGCCTGCTGCACCTCAAGGATGTCATATCCCTCGTTGTACCTGTGCCCCTTGGGGACAAGTATCACGGAGAGGAACTCTGCAAGGTACTTGTCCAGATCAGGTGCATATGTCTGGAAGTCGATATACTGCCCTGCCTCTATTTTGCGGAAGTCCCTCACCGGAATGAGTTCCCACTTGCCCACGATGTACCTCTTGGCCACAGGACGATACTTGATGTTGTCTGTGCCGGAGAGGAACGCCAGCCGGGAGACCAGTTCCTTGTATTCAGCGATGGGAAGGTGCAGCACCTCCTCCTCCGGCAAGCCGGTGAGGATAGCGATTATCTGCGACTGCCTGTCGATTTCATCCAGGCTCTCGTCCTGGTTGACCGCCTGGATCTCCATATACTTGCCCAGTGTCAGTCTGTTGTAGTTGTCAATGATGTCCATATCTGTTCCTTGAAAATGAGATTGAATATTGTCCATATCCGGCTCTCTGCCCGAACCTTGTCCAGAGTGCATACCTCAACGCATCGAGCAGGTGATTCCACTTGTCTATTGGCTCGTTGAGGGGGTTGCCGTCCTTGTCCTTCGCCCAAACATAGTTGCGCAGTTCCCTGATGAGGTTGAGGGAGTCCTTGGTGACATATAGCTTCCAGCCCTGCATCCATTGCAGCTGGAACTTGAGTTTGTCGCTCTTGACCGGAGCATCCTTGTCGCAGGCAATGACATTGAACCCTCCGTCCTGGATGTCAGCGATGGACTTCGGCTCTGCGCAGTCTGCGTATATCTCGGTGCGACCCGTCACCCCGTCTGCCTGCAGGTCTGCGATGATGTGCTTGTTCTGCATGTGTGTCCGGTAGCATCGCTCCCTCACCCACACAATCTTCTTTCGGGGGTCTGCCACCACCTGCACCCTGGCGGTAGGGTCGTTGGTGAAACCGAAGTCGAGTCCCTGGATCTCCACAAGGTGATCCATCTCGGTCTTCTCCGGCAGGGTGTCGCAGAGTTCAAACTCATAGATGAGGCCGTCAAGTGTCCCCACCTCACCCTTGCCATACACCTTCCACCAATTCTTGTCGGACTTGTTGTCCTCTATCTCGGCCACCTGCTCCGGGGAGAGGAATTCGTTGTCCTTGTATGTGGAATGGATGGTGATGCAGTTGGCTCTCGCCTCGATTATCTCGTTGAGCCAGAAGGAGTGTGTGGGGTTGTAGTCCAGGACTATCTGTCCCCTTGTGCGGACGAACAACTGCCTTGCTATCTCATAGGAGATGTTCTGGCACTCGTTGATGAACAGGCGGTCACGGGCAGAGCCGTGTACCTTGCCCGCATTGTCCACCGAGAAGAATTCCAGGATAGACCCGTTTGCCCAGCTGTATGTGTGCTGTGTCTCGTTCCAGCGCGACTCCTCCCATAACCCCTCCTTCTCCATGATCGACTTGAAGTCACGGATAGCGCCCCTCTGCAGGTGGGGCATGGACTCCGACACCACCGAGTTGATGGTGGCCGGCCTGCACATGTTGACCTCCTCAACGATGGCAAGGATGAATGTCTGCAGGATGGAGTAGGTCTTTGAGGATCGTGTCCCCCCGCAGGAGGAGATATATCTCAAATGCCTTTTCCATGCTGCGATGGTCTTCCTTGCTACCCTTGTGAGTCTCATTGGTTGAATTCCTCCGTCAGTTCGCGCATCTCGTCCAGGAAGGCGTAGTCCTCCTCGGTGAACTTGCTTTCCTCCTGGAACTGCTCGTCATCATCCTTGACCTTCTTCCTCTTCATCACCCCAGGCCTCCCTCTATCAGTTCCTTGGTCTGCTCGTCTGTAGTGACCCTCAAGACGATGCCTCCTCCGGAGATCTCCGCCTTGTCCTTCAGGCCGAGCAGCCTTGATACGATGTTGGCGTTGAACACCCCGATGGCAGCGCCCTTGAGTTGAAAGTTCTCGATGTATGTCTTGATGTGGTCTTTGACTCCCAAAAACTCGTCCGGCAACTCGTTCCACCAGTTCCGGCTACAGCCGAGAAACACGCAGAAGTCGGCAATTGACAACAACTGCGGATGCTTCTTGGTTTTGGTCTTGTCCGTGGGGTTCTGCCCCGTCCTGCCATTCTCCTCCTCCTTCTCAACGATGGGGGCTGACATCCTTGACTGGATATAGTCCTGGAACTTGTCGAGCAGGGCTGACGGCTTGAACTTCCGTGGTCTTCCCGTCCGCTGGGGGTTGAAGTCCACAAATAGTCCGTCCATTATGTTATCCTCTAATCCGTCCATGTGCTATCCTCCGAGATATGCTTTCTGCCTGCCCATCTCAATGGCAACCTGTTGCAGGATGCTCTCCTCGTCAGGGCTGGGCATGTATATTCCGTTTTCGTGTCCCCACCTTCTGAAGCGGTCGATGGCCATTGACATCTCCGCCTTGGTGAGGTCTGCCGATGACCTCGTCACCTCGATATGTCCGGCAAGCCTGTCATCCACTGCATGGACGAACAGGTCGGCATTGCAGAGCCTCTTGAAGTAGACCTCCTTGGTATACTCAAGTCCGTTGCCCGTCTCCATGGCCACCACTCCGATGAGCAGGTGGAGATAGGCGTTCTGGCTCTTCGTCCGAAACGACTTCTCGGTGAACTCCACGACAGCGCCCTTCTCCAGGAGTGAGTCCACTCTGGAGAGGAACGCCTCGCGCTGATAGTCATTCGACAGGTCGTACTGCATCACTTCGTCTTCTTCGTCTTCACCGGAGTCTTCTTCACAGGCTTGGCCTCCACGGGGGACACCTCAACCTTCCGTCTCTCCAGTTCGTCCTTGTCCTTGAAGTAGACCTTGCCGCAATCCCGCAGAAGGTGCAGGATGCAGTCGCTGCAGTTGTCATTGAAACGCCTGGTGTCACCGGTCGCCTGGGTGTATGTCTCCCAGATCACCTTGAGACCCCTGCTGCCCGGATTCCTCGCCCACTGGGCGTTGACGGCAGTCCGGAAATGCTCCTCCCACGGGGAGAGAGTCTTGAGTTGTTCTTCGCTGAATGTCATCTTGAATGTATTTTTGAAATTTTTGCCAAATCTGATAGTAGTGCTTATGCCCTTGAGGATACTGGAGCATCCACCTGACCTTGTCAACCATCGCGCAGACTGACGAGTGGTGGCGGTCTATCTCCTTGCCGGTGGCGCTCACACTATAGCCCTCGGAGACGAGCTGGTAGGCGACCATTGCCCTTGCCCAGGAGAGGACGGGAGTACGGCTCTTCTTGACGATGGGGACACCGATGATGTCTTCCATCATGCGGATGAGTGCCGTGCCCCTTGACGGAACACTCGGGCTGCTGCCCTCCCTCTCCGCCTCGATGGACTCCTTGAGCGCCACACAGAGGTCGAGTCTCTCCCTGTACGGCAGCTGCAGACATATATCCGTCAGTGTTATCATCACGGCATCATTTTATCGATCAGCCTGGTCAGCCACTCCCTCACAAGTATCATCGCCTCCCCGATGGGTACGGAGAGGAGCGACAGGAGTGACGAGGCCAGGATCGTCCCAAGGTTGAGGTGTCCGTAGGCCAGTGCATAGATGATGCAGACCCACCAGGTCATACACTTCCCGCAGTCGAAGGGTGGCATGGGCTTGAGTGCCGAAACCTTGAGCGCCTTGGCAAGCAGTCCCCGCCATGACTGGGTGAAGCCGGAGATGTCCACTATGTAGATGGTGACCATTGCCACCAGGATAATGTCAATGTAGGTTTTCATAGTATGCTTCCAATATCTTCTTCTTTATGCGCAGCACCTCCCTCCGGATGGTCATATGAGAGAGGTGCATCTTCTTGCCGAGTTTCCTGTACGACTGGCAGTCGCAGTACAGCAGTATGATAGTCTTGTCCACCTGGGACAACCTGGTGTCGATTATCTCCTTGAGCCTGGCGACCCTCGGGTCGTCCTCGGACATTATGTCGGGGTTGTAGGCATATTCGCGCCTTATCAACCGGAATTCGCTCATCAGCTTTGTCGCGCTCATATCAGTCTTGTGACTTGGCCGACCCCGCCATCCATGGCCATGGTGTCAGCATCGTCCTTTCCTGGAACTTCCGGAACATCGCGTGATAGGGCGAGTTGTAAGACCGGTACTGGTTGATGATGATCCTGGCGAGGAAGAAGTTGATCTGGTGATTTTGCCATAGGTCTACAATCTTGTCCTCGTCATATTCAAGGACGATGAGGTAAACCATTTGGCAGAGATCCTCCAACTCGGGAGTGAGGGAATGGTGGGTGATGTTCTTGACCATCCCCTCCACCCTGCGCTCCCGTGCTATTGTCTCAACTATCTTGGTCTTGGTCGTCACATTGATTAAATATCAAAATCGTTCTATCTGTCACCTGCCGATGACAAGCATGGCTGCATCCCTGGCATGTCCGGATGTCCGGCCTTGGTAGTGTGAGAGCATCTTGAAATAGTCTGCAGACACCTTGGTCGCCCCAGCGATGGGTGGCCTGGCCTCAAAGGGTATGCCATAGTCCTTGCAGAAATCCTCCCAAATGGAACAATCCCTCTTGACAGATCCTGCCCCTTGCGCCTTGGCATTGGTGTCACCCTTGCCAAACCAGGTGCGCTGCCTGGCATCCTCAAAGACAACCTGGAGATCATGTTTGTTTTCAATTGCCTCCGCACACCATTTCAAGACATATCTCAATGCCCGGTGGATTGACATGGTCTGCAGGGAGAGGAATTTCCCCTCCCTGGTGTCCCATACTGCAACCCCGGTGTGTGTTCCCGGATCAATGCCAATGCAGATCATACCTGGATGAGTTTTGCGGATTTTGCGTATCGGAGATCCTTGAGTGGAAAGGTCTTTCCGGTCTCCATCTGACAGACAAACTCCCCGGATTCATTCCGGATCACCTTGCCCCGGTGGGTCTTGTTGAGACCTCTCCACTCAATGATGTCTCCCTCTTTCATTCCTTGTCCTCCTTGGCTTTGAACATTGGACAATACTCATCCCGTTTGATGGTGCAGACATTCTTGCCACGATAGGCACAAACATCACTTGCACACACCTCCTCCTTGAGATTGCCCTTCAACCGTTCCCTTTCCTTTTCTGCAGTAGTTGCCTCCTTGGGTTTCTCCTCTTTCGGCATGGGATAGAGTTGCTCCATGAGTTCATCTGCCATCTTGACCGCATCTGCCACAAGTCCATTTGTGTCAATGGCAATTGTTGTGGAGCGCAAATCCGCCTTGACAACCGCCCTGACGGAGGAAACACCCTGGCAGAGACTGCAGAGGATGTTGATGGAGAATTGTTCCCTTTTCTGTGCAAGGAACTGCATGATCTTCTGTTTCTGCTCCTCCGGAGTCAGAGGTCTCGGTTTCGCCTGTGGCATCGGCATGTGGATGCCGGGATTGTTTTTGTTCATAATTTTGAATTATTAAAAATTGGGTTTATTCCTTTGTTGCACCTTTGTATCTTTCCTCAAATCAGTTTTTTCTTTCGCAACTCCCAAAAGCATTTTTCAGTAGCAGAGATGTCTGCAAATGAG